GGTACCAGAATTACAATTACAAAATAAAGTAATAACAAAAAATGGTATAAAATGTCCAGCCAACGAACACATAGGTGCTTTTGGATGTGATAGTTATGATATATCAGGAACAGTAGATAGATTAGGATCTAATGGTGCTTTACATGGTGTTACTAAATTTTCTATGGAAAACGTACCGGCTAATAGAATATTTTTAGAATATGTGGCAAGACCGCAAACCGCGGAAATATTTTTTGAAGATGTTTTAATGGCTATAGTCTTTTATGGAATGCCAATACTTTGTGAAAATAATAAACCTAGACTTTTATATTATTTAAAACGTAGAGGTTATAGAGGATTTTCAATGAATAGGCCAGATAAAACATGGAATAAGTTATCAGTAACAGAAAGAGAAGTTGGTGGTATACCTAATTCAAGTGAAGATATAAAGCAAGCGCATGCTGCTGCAATAGAAAGTTATATTGAAAATTATATAGGACAAAAGGGTGATAACTTTGGTGATATGTATTTTCAAAGAACCTTAGAAGATTGGGCTAAATTTGATATTAATAATAGAACTAAATATGATGCTTCTATTAGTTCAGGTCTAGCATTAATGGCATGTAATAAAAACCTATATAAACCAACCCAAGAAAGAACAACAAAATCAATTGATCTTGGTATAAAAAAATACGATAATCAAGGAGTAAGATCTCAAATAATATAAAAAATGATTAAAAAAGGTATTAAAACCTCTTTTCCTAGCCAAATAGTTAGTGACACGGAAAAAATGAGCAAAGAGTATGGTGCTAAGGTTGGCGCAGCTATAGAGCATGAGTGGTTTAATCACAATCATAACTCTAATAGATATAATACATATAAAGATAGTTTCCATTCATTAAGATTATATGCTAGAGGAGAACAAAGCGTACAAAAATATAAAGATGAATTATCTATAAATGGTGATTTATCATATTTAAATTTAGATTGGAAGCCTGTCCCTATTATTTCTAAATTTGTAGATATAGTTGTAAACGGTATGGCTGATAGATTATACGATATTAAGGCTTATTCTCAAGATCCGTCTTCAATAAAAGAAAGAACAGACTATGTCGAAAAGATAATGGCTGATATGCTAAATAAATCTTTTAATGATCAAGTAGCAAGTCAATTAGGTGTTAGTATGTATAATACGCCTCAAGATACTCTCCCGGAAACTTCTGAAGAACTAGAGCTGCATATGCAGTTAGACTATAAGCAAAGTATTGAGATAGCTGAAGAAGAGGCTGTGAATAGTATTTTTAGTAAAAATAAATACGAATATTTATCTAAAAGAATTAATAATGACTTAGTTGTTTTAGGTATAGGTGCTGTAAAAAATTCGTTTAATAAATCAGAAGGTATTAAAATAGAATATGTTGACCCTGCTGATTTAGTTTATTCTCATACTGATTCACCTTATTTTGATGATATATATTACATTGGCGAAGTTAAAGATATTTATATAAATGAACTTAAAAAAGAATTTCCAGATTTATCAGATGAAGATTTAGAAAAATATTCTAATCTTGGGAATACATATAGAAATAATAATATTGTAGCAAGCAAGCATGATGATAATAATTCTGTAGCTGTTTTATATTTTGAGTATAAAACATATATAAGTGAAGTTTATAAAATTAAAAATACAGCTACTGGTGGTAAAAAAGCTATTAAAAAGAATAGTAAATTTAATCCACCAAAAAATGAAGACTATGAGAAAGTAGAAAGAGTTATAGAAGTTATATATGAAGGTGTTAAAATAGTTGGTAGTGGTAGTGAAGATATATTAAAATGGGAGCTTAAGAAAAATATGATAAGGCCCAAGGCTGATACTACTAAAGCTGTAATGAGTTATAGTGTTTGTGCCCCTAGAATATATGAGGGCAGAATAGAATCTTTAGTAAGCCGTATTACTGGTTTTGCTGATATGATTCAGATAACTCATTTAAAATTACAACAAGTATTATCTAAAATGGTACCAGATGGTGTTTATTTAGATGCCGATGCCTTAGCTGAAATAGATTTAGGTAATGGAACAAATTATAATCCAGCAGAAGCATTAAATATGTTTTTCCAAACCGGTTCCGTTATAGGTAGATCAATGACGCAGGATGGTGATATAAATAGGGGTAATATGCCTATTCAAGAATTAAATACAAGCGGCAAGGGTGGCAAAATACAAAGTTTAATACAAACTTATAATTACTATTTACAAATGATGCGTGATGTTACTGGTCTTAATGAGGCAAGAGATGGTAGTATGCCTGACAAAGACGCTTTAGTTGGTATACAAAAAATTGCAGCCGCTAATTCCAATACAGCTACAAGACATTTATTACAATCTAGTTTATATTTAACATTATCAACAGCCGAATGTATATCTATGAGGGTATCAGATGTTATTGAGTATTCTCCTACAAAAAAATCTTTTATAAAAACCCTGGGCAGGTTTAATGTTGGCACTTTAGAAGAAATGTCTAATTTACATTTACATGATTTTGGTATATTTCTAGAATTAGCCCCTGATGAAGAAGAAAAAACTATCTTAGAAAATAATATACAAATGGCTCTTCAACAACAAACTATTGATTTAGAAGATGCTATTGATATACGTAATGTTAGAAATATAAAACTTGCTAATCAATTATTAAAAATAAGGAGAAGAAAGAAAATACAAGAAGATAGACAGCAGCAGCAAGAAAATATTCAAATGCAATCTGAATCTAATGCACAAGCAGCGCAGGCGGCAGCACAAGCTGAAATGCAAAAGAATCAAGCTATGACGCAATCAGAAATGCAGTTACAACAAAGTAAGTCCCAATTAGATATGCAGAAAATGGAAAGAGAGGCCCAACTTAAAAAAGAATTGATGCAATTGGAATTTGAAATGAATATGCAATTAAAACAAGCTGAAGTTGAAAACTTTAAACAAAGAGAAAGTGATAAAGAAGATCGTAAAGACGAAAGAACTAAAATTCAAGCAAGTCAACAAAGTGAATTGATTGAGCAAAGAAAAAAAGGAAATCCTCCTAAAAATTTCGAATCAGCCGGATTTGATAATTTAGAGGGGTTTGGTTTGGAACAATTTGAACCAAGGTAAATTTTATTAATTATATAATATTATATTATGGCAAAAACTGAAAAACAAGAAGATGTTATTCAAGAGGTAAAAACAGAAGAAACACCTGTACAAGCACCTGTCGAAGAACAAAAACAAGAAGAACCTAAAATCAAAGCTAGGATTTTAGAGGAAGGTGGAGATTTTAAATTTAAACCTAGGAAACTAAAACAAGAACAAAAAGAAAGTAAAATAGATGATTCTGAGGAAGAAAAAACCGATATAGAAGAGCCTGTTAAAGAAGACGAAAAAACCAAAGAAATTAAAAAAGAGGTTAAAGAAGATTTTGTTCTTGAAGAAATATCACAAGAAGAAGTTGAAAAAGCAAAAACTGAACAACAAAACTTTGTGATAGATGAAGTATCACCAGAACAACCAAAACAACCAGAAGTTGTTGTACCAGAAAATTTACAAGATTTAGTTAAATTTATGGAAGATACTGGTGGTGGTTTAGAAGAATATGTTAGGTTAAATGCCGACTATTCAAATATAAATGATGATGCTCTTTTAAAAGAGTATTATAAAAATACTAAGCCTCATTTAGATATAGAAGAAATTAACTTTTTAATTGAAGATAATTTCCAAGTCGATGAGGAATTTGATGAGCCAAGACAAATAAAAAAGAAAAAATTGGCTTTCAAAGAAGAAATTGTAAAAGCTCGAAAGCATCTTACTGGCCTAAAGGATCAGTATTACAAGGAAGTCAAGTTGGGTTCTAAGTTGACCAGCGAGCAGAAAGAAGCGATGGACTTTTACAATACATACAACCAAGAACAAGCTACTAATAGTGAAATTCAAAAAAGACAATCTGATCATTTTCAAAAATCTACTGATGGTCTTTTCAATGATAACTTCAAAGGTTTTGATTTTAATGTTGGAGAGAAAACTTATAGATATAATATAAACGATGTTCAAGATGTAAAAACTTACCAAAGCGACATAGTTAATTTCATAGGAGAGTTCCTAGATGAAAATAATATGATGAAAGACGCAGGGGGATATCACAAAGCTTTATATGCCGGTAAAAATATCGATAAAATTGTTAAACATTTTTACGATCAGGGGAAAGCAGATGCTATTAAAGAGACAACTATGAGTGCTAAAAACATTGATATGTCTCCAAGAACAGCTGCAAAACCTGCTATTGATGCTGGTGGTAGAAAGTTTAAAGTA